AAATTATGGCTATAGTTTTAATGTTTATTATCTTCGTAGATACTGTAGTTAAATTAATTTCTTTAAGAAAAATAGCTAAAGAAACTAACAGAAAATATAGAGAAGTATTTAAATCTAGAATTCTTAGACAAGGGTATATATACAAATCTCTAGGATACTATATTACAGCTGGTGTAGTATTTCCATTAGACTATTATGCATTAACTCCATTTATCAATGGATTGCTAAAGTTTTTAAACTTTGATTTTGTTATAGCAGTACCAGCAATACTTACAAACATTCTACTTGGTATATTCTCAATTATAGAACTAGCTTCAATTAATGAGAACTGGTTTGATATTACAGGAAACAATGTACTTAAAAAAACTTGTGACACTGTAAAGAAACTAAGAAAAGGTTTAAAAGACGTATCTGATACTTACAAAGACATCAAGAACTAATGAAACTAGATATTAATAAGATTGTTCAAGCAAGATTAGGCAAAGATCAGTTTTATGCTGAAGAGTCTAAGAAGACACAAATCTATCTGCATCATACAGCAGGTGGAGGCAATGCAGTAGCTGTATCAAGATACTGGAATAGTAATGATACAAGAATAGCAACTGCATTTGTTATTGGTGAGAATGGGGACATTGTACAATGTTTCTCATCTAAACATTGGGCTTGGCACTTAGGAATAGATTCAGAAGACTTTACTAAGAATGGTGCAAAGTATCAGAACCTTAATAAACTTTCTGTAGGTATAGAAGTTTGCAACTGGGGTCCATTAAAACTCCGCAATGGCAAATACTATAACTATGTAAATGGTGTAGTTAAACCTGAGAATGTAACAACTCTTGAGACACCATTTAAAGGTACCAAATATTGGTACAAATATTCAGATGCACAGATAGAATCTTTAAGACAATTGGTAGAGTACTTATGTGATACATATGATATTCCTAAGACTTATAGATCAGAAATCTGGGCTATTGACAAAGAAGCATTTAAAGGAGTACCTGGAATCTACACACACAACTCTGTAAGAAGAGACAAGAGTGATATGTATCCAGATCCTAAAGTAATAGACATCTTAAAAAACCTATAAAATGAAATTTAGAAACTCTTGGAAATCATCCACAAAACAATGGGATAAAATAATGATTAGAATTAGATTCTCATCATTAGACTTCTTCACATTTGAAATGGATATATCTAGAAACTTTTACTTAGTAACTATATTTAATCTCACAATAAAAAATCGGTAATCATGAAAGATCCAATTAATCCATCTAAAAAAAGAGTAGTCAAAAAAACTGACATTAAAAGCTCTGATAAAAAATCTACACTAGGAACAGAAACTAAAACTGTTTACAGAAGAGATAAAGTAACACCTAAGAAGGTTGTTACAACTGACTATGCAAATTATTATACACCAAAAGGTGGTATGATGGGTGGTAGTACAGTTTTAAAGAAAGAAAAACAAAAGTTTGATAGAGCTGGAAAACTTAAAAGTACAACTACATTAACACCAATTAAGAAAGTTGGTGGTGCAATAAAGAAGATATCTAAAATGCAAATGGGTGGAGATCCAACTATAGCAAGAAAATGTCCAAAAGGAAAATGTGGTAAAGATTCTGTAGCTCCAATAGGAGGTGGAATGGAAACTATGGGTTCTAAAATAAAATCAGGTCTTAAAGGTTTGTTTACTAAATCACATAAAGCAGGACCATCTGGAAGAAAAAGAATCAGATAATACTTAATCTTCTCTAAGTAAGATAATCCAGGTATATAGTATGCCTGGATTTTTTATTTAAACTTGTTTGATTTAAACTTATTTTATATATATTTGTGTAAACTAATATAAATTAATGTCTTATGGAAACAACAAACCAACAACCAGAAATGGAGATGACTCCAGAACAATTAGAAGAGCAGAAAGAAAAGATGCTTGAGTTTTATAGAAACTCTATGCCATATTTAAAAGCTCAATTGGATTATGAAAAAATGCTTTTAGATATTGATGAGACAAGATTTAAAAGATCTAGCATTCAGTATCAGTTTGCCATGATGATGAATCCTCAACAAGAAGAAGGAGATCAAGAAGAATCTTCTGAGCCAGCTAAATCTGACGGCAGAAAGCTTAAGAGAGGGTAATCATGGCCATAGTAAATCAAGTACAGAAAAAAGTAAGGATGCCTAAATGGGATGTAGTTAAATTCCAGATTCTTACACACTGCTACATTAAGAGAATTAATCTTAGTGATTCAGATCTTAATTGCTTGACTTTACTAAGTTTTAATGAACCAATAGAATTAACAGACTTTTGTTATGATGCATCTTCAGATGAAGAGCCAATATTTAAATCTCCGCAAACTGTAAGAAACAGTGTAAATAAAGCTGAGAAAAATAATCTGGTAATTAAAGATGCATCTAACAAAAAGTTAATTAAACTAAATCCAGATTTAAAAATTCAGACAGAAGGAACTATTCTTTTAGATTACAAATTTTTAGGAGATGAATCCAAGAAAGGCTAAAAGAATCTATGATGTAGTATCTGAAGATCTAAATATTAAAAAAGATTTAGTTGAAGACTTAGTAGAGTTTTATTATAAAGATGTTAGAAAGCTACTTACTAATCTAGAATATCCAAGAATAAATATAGATGGTCTTGGGCAGTTTGTAGCAAAGACAAAAGCAGTAGAAGGAACAATTGATAAAATAAGTAAATCACTTGATAATCATGATACCTCTACATTCAAAGCATACCATAATAAAAAAGCAATGGAAAATAAACTAGAGCTATTATTAAAGTTAAGCTCTAAATTAAAAGAAGTAAATAATAGAAGAGAACAATTTTTAAAAACTAAAAAAGATGAAAAACGTACTTAATCTTATTTGGCAAAACAGATCCCAAATTCTTGAGGGAATTAAGAACTCTGTAATTAGAGATGAAACAGTAGAAGAAATATCTAGACTAAGATATGATATCTGTGATGAGTGTCCAGAAAAAGGTAAGAAGTGTGCAGTAAAAGGCACAGCTCCATGTTGCAATGAATGTGGTTGTTCCCTTACTTTTAAAACTAGATCTCTAGCAGCGTCATGTCCATTGGGTAAATGGGATGCTTTAATTACTGAAGAACAAGAAGAAGAATTAGAAAAACTATGAGTATAGTATTTAATGCCAAAGATCATAGCTATAAAAGCAATGATGGGTCAGAAATTAATTGGGTAAGTGTTACTACACTAGTATCTCATTTTAAAAAATCTTTTGATGCTGAGAAGATAGCAAAGAAGGTTTCTAAGAATAAGAGATCTAAGTGGCATGGATTTGAACCAAAAGATATTATATCTATTTGGAATGCAGAATCTCAAAGAGCAATTACTCTTGGTACATATTATCATAATCAAAGAGAAGCTGACTTATGTTCTTTAGCTTCAATAGAAAGAGAAGGCATTACAGTTCCAGTGTTTAAACCTAATGATTTAACAAATGGAATTAAGACAGCTCCTTTACAAAAATTAGAACCAGGCGTGTATCCAGAGCATATGGTTTATCTTAAATCAGCAGGCATCTGTGGTCAGTCAGATCTCGTAGAAGTAGTTAATGGTAAAGTAAACATTATTGACTATAAAACTAATAAAGAGATTAAGACTGAATCTTACAAAGATTGGGAGGGAGTATCTGAAAAAATGCTCTCTCCTGTATCTAGTTTAGATGATTGTAATTTTAATCACTATGCTTTACAGTTAAGCATTTACATGTATATGATATTAAAACACAATCCTAAATTACAACCTGGGAAAATGTTTATTCATCATATCATTTTTGAGACAGAAGGAGAAGATAGATATGGGTATCCTTTAACAAGTTATGATCACAATGAAGATCCTATTGTTAAAGATGTATCACAAATTGAGATACCCTATTTAAAAGATGAAGTAGCAGCTATTATGCATTACTTGCATGATAATAGAAATAAAATTAAAAAGAAATAAAATGATACAATTTTTTAACTTTAGATTTGACCATAAAGATGTAATACTTGTTGGTGATATTAAATGGAAAACTTCTAAATATACATTGATAAAAAATTTTTATGAAGTACCAAGATATGTTGGACATATCCCCTTTACAAATAACATGCTATCAAAAAAAACAAATTGGTCAGTTCTTTCAAATACTGGATATAAAGAATATAAAGCTACTTCATTAATAGATGCTTTATTTTTTATGTTTGAAATTAAAAAAAATAAAATAAATAAAAAAGCTCATACTAATATATTAAAAAGAAATGATTGTAAAACTATTTGACATACAGAATGGTAAAGTAATTCCAACAGAGCATTGCTATACTTTAAAGGCACTTAAGATGGTGATGGATAACTATCCTGATAATTACATTAAAATCTATCAGTACTTATTTTATATGACATGTCCTAACCCAGACTTAAATCCATTTTTCTATACACCGGAAGTAGATAAAGAGTCTTTAATTCTAGATCAAATAGAAGCAGACTTTTCTACTGAAGATGAAGATGTGTTTATAGCATTACAATTTTGCCAGAGGATGTTTGAAACACCTACATATAGAGCTTATAAAGGTATAGCATCTATGTTAGATAGATTAGCTAGATATATGGAAACTACACCCATCACTGCAGGAAGAGATGGTAATATAAACTCTCTAGTAGCTGCAGCCAAAAACTTTGATCAAATTAGAGCTTCATTTAAAGGAGTATATAAAGATCTACAAGAAGAACAATCTAGTAGAGTAAGAGGTGGTATTGGAATGGCATATGATCAGTAATGGAGATATTTGAAA